GCCTATTAGAGGCAGAGCCCGGTCGAGGCGCCGCGGCTAGATCTTGTCTGCCACGGGTTGAGTACGTGATGCCCTGTTGTTGCATCATTTCGTACACCTTTCGCGTGACCTCATCCACAAGTGCTGGTCTCGGGATGGTCGGGCGCCTCGCTGAACCCACGAGAAGTGAGTTCTGAATGATCTGAGTACTCGTTGGTATCTGAGTAGTCATATCAATGAATTCCGTTGGCAGATAGAGATTTTGCCAATACGGTCCGATGACAACTGTCGTCTGAGGACTTGTTGTGAAGTATCCTGGATAGTTGAACTTCAAGTATCCAATCGGCAGATTCGTCACCTTGTCAATGACCGTGAAGAGGATTGCTTGTCCTGGAATGAGTGATCCCTTCGCGTTTCCCGACGTGAGTGCATCGATCTGGGCACTCGTCTGAGTGGAATCAACGTTGCCCAAGCCATTCGGATAGCTTCCTGGCTGTGATCGAAACATGACGAAGCTCTCATTCAGACTGGGTGTTATTGTCTGAGTGAAGTTCGGATCTGGAATGACAGTCATCTGAACATTCACGTCAAGATCCACGTAGCATGGACTGGACTGAGCAGCTCCGTCTGCAATCAGCGTTGGATACATCAACGCAGCACTCGACATGTTGAGTGTAGTGTTCTGCGTGATGTTGTTCTGATTGGTGATGGGAGACGTCCAAGTATTCGCCGCCGTGTTGATCAGTCTCGACGCAGGATTTCCATGAGTGAACAAAGTCACTGGTCTTGAGATGTCCGGTGTCGTCGTACCCCACGTTGTTATCGTCGTCGTTGGTGGTGTCTGGAGAGGATTGCCAACTGCGAGAGGCGCTCCAAACCACGGCGCATATGCTCGTCCAAAGTTCGTTCCATCGCCTTGCACTTGTCCATACATTCCCATCGTCAGGACGGGCGTTGCGGATGCTGAGTACGTAACGATCTCGGTGATTGGCTGATCGTTGTAAGGACTAAGCACGACGTGTGGTTCCGGAGGAAAGAACTCTTGAAAGGCTGCCAACGTCGGAGGTCCGTCAGTGAGACTTGGTAGTGGCATGAGTTGGGCCACCCGAAAGGACTCATCAGGACGATTGAAAATGACGATGTTAACAGCTGTGACGCCTCCATTCGACGAAATAAGTGGTGCAAGCACAAAAACCACAAATGTGCCACCAGTTGCTTCCGTTGATCCCAGGACCTCATTCCTCCAGTGGAAGAGAATATTCTTCTCATCGACTCCCTTCTTCGACACCGAGGTAGCTTCCTTAACGTCAATGATGTCATAAGGAAACACAGTCATGTCCGCGAGTGTGTGTGCGTTGCTGATGTTGTAGTTTGGTGGCATTCTGCAACATCCGAGCTTTCCACCGTTGAAACCCGTTCCAGCGATTGTAAAAGTCCAGACGAGTCCTCCAGTCCAGGCATTGTAAGGTGCAGCAAAGTATTGCACATACGCGTTTGCACCTCGAGGTGAAATGGGCTGGTCATAAATGATAGTACCAGCATTCTGAGTGGAAGACCAAGCGATGGATGCAACGGCGATATCCTTGTCATAGAGTTCTCGAGGGAGCATTCCTGGCGCGCCTGTGCCAGAAGTGATGAAACGACTAAGGCTCTCTGTCTTCTGTTCGATTGGTGCCATTGGAGTTGCTGGTCCCTCTCCTGGTCCATGAGTGTGCATTGGGGTCTCGCCATCTCCGACAACAGCTGGTTGGGACATACTTTCGAACTTGAATCTCTCAATTTCATATGTCGCCTGAGAATCCTCGGATAGATCAGTTCCCCACACGATGTTGAAACACGCGGTGTAGGACAGCCATTTCTGATGTTTGATTCCGGCATCCACGCAACACTTCATGAGGTGGTTGCGCATCTCCTCCCAGAAATCAATTCCATGATTGACTGCTTCGATGAGTGCCATGTCCAGAGTTCCAACAATCGTGCACGTGTCAAATCTGACTGCTTCTGGTTCCCTCCAGAAGTCGTGAGGTTTGTTCGTGAGAACCAAACTCAACATCTTGTCAAAACTTGACTCGAGCAGAGCACCGCACCA